CGATCGCATCGGTCGCGGCCGCCGCGGGCAGCAGCAACGTCTCCGCGGTAGGCCTCGATGCCACGCCGCCGGTGCCGATCGCGATGCGCTTCGAGCTCGTGAGCCGCGCGGCCACCTTCGAGCTCGCCACGCGCTCGGCGCCCGGGGTGCTCCGCACGCGCGCAACGACCATCCTGCTGAGGGCAGCTTAATTGGACACCGTGAACGAGGGCACGACTGCCTACCTGTCCGTCAGCTTCCTCGACAAACTGGGCGCACCGGTCGCGCCGAGCAGCGTGGCCTGGCGCATCGACTGTTTAACGACCGGCACCGCGGTGCTGGCCTCCACGCCGGCGACGCCGGGCACCGTGGTCGAGCTCGTCATCACGCCGGCGCATAACGCGATCCTCGGGAGCCGGCCGTTCGAGCGCCGCCGGGTCACGGTCGAGGCGGGCTACGGCGCCGGCGACGGGATCAAGTCACAGTTCGATTACCTGGTGCGCAACCTGAGCGCGATCACATGACCACAGTCCGCGTCGAAGGCCTGGCCGAGCTCGAGGCGCGGCTGAAGGCGTTCCCGGCCAAGCTGCAGCGGCGTGCGCTGAACGCCGCGATGCGCGCAGGCGCGCGCGAGGTGGTCAAGGAAGTCAAAAGCCGGGCGCCGGTCGCGACCGGTGCACTGCGTCGCAACGTCGTCACGAAGCGGGGCAGGGCGTCGCTCGATCGCGGCCTCGCCGCGCGTCAGATCGTCGGTGTGCGGCACGGCAAGGTGCGCACCCGCGAGACCAAGTACAAGACGAAATCCGGCGCGACCCGCACGAACCGGCTGACGGCCTACGACAAGCGCGGAGACAACCCGTTTTACTTCCGGTTCCAGGAGCAGGGCTACACCGCCGTCGGCCGGCGCAAGGCCGCGAACCGCAGCGAGCGCGGCAACCGCAAGGCCGGCAACCCGAGTTACGGGCGCTTGATCCCGGGTAAAAAGTTCCTGGCCGGCGGCCTCGCCGCGGCCGGCCCGCGCGCGCTGAACACGATCAAAACGCGCCTCGCCGCCGAGCTCGAGCGCCTCGCATGAGCGCCGAAACCGCGCTGAAGTCGACGCTCGATGGCGCCGCCAGCGTCACCGCGCTCGTGTCGACCCGGATCTACCCGGACGCGCGGCCGCAGGATGACGTCCTGCCGGCGATCGTCTACACGCGCGACACGACTGAATACGTGCCGACCATCCACGGCACGATCGCGCTCACTCGCGCGCAGCTCTCTGTCCTGTCGTTCGGCGTCACCCGAGCCGCGGCTGAAGCCGTGGCCGACGCCGCGCAGACCGCCGTCATGGCGGCCGGGTTTCTGATGGTCAACCGCGCGGGCGATTTCGATGTCGATACGCGCACCTATGTGGTCACGCTCGCGATTGAGCACTTGAGTTAGATAGGGGGATTCATGGCGAAAGTATGGTCAGGCGTTCAGATCGCGGTTCAGTCGGCGCTCGCAACGGCACTGCCGATCAGCGCGATCACGAAGGCAAATCCGGCGGTCGCAAGCTACACCGGCACCGATCCGGTCAACGGCGACTATCTGTATCTGTCGTCGATTCAGGGCATGTACCAGCTCGACGAGCGGGTCGTGCGCGCGGCGAATGTCAATGGCGCCGGCAACACGGTCGAGCTCGAAGGCGTCAACTCGACTGCCTTCGACACGTTCACCTCGGGCAACCTGCAGGTGATCACGTTCGGCACCACGCTGTCGCTCATCACCGACATCACCGTGTCGGGCGGGGAGTTCGAAGACATCGACACCACGACGATCCACGACCTGGTGCGGGTGGTGCAGCCCGGTGTCGCGAGCAATCTCAACTTCGCCATGACCGCGCAGTGGGATCCGGCCTCGACCGCCCTGCAGGCGCTGAAGACCGCCTCGGACGGCAAGTCACGCCGCGCGATCCGGTTCACGTTCGCGGACGGCACGAAGTGGGTCACCACCGGCTTCATCGGCTGCTCGCTGGCGCCGACCGGATCGGCGCAGCAGCTCGTGACGACGCCGATCACCATCAAGGCGAACGCCAACGCGTCGCAGGCGTACGCGACCTGATGGCACTCGACAAGTCGACCATCGTCCGGCCGGTTCTGCGCAAGGAGACCGTCCCGGTCGAGACCTTGGGCGGCGAGATCATCCTGCGTCAGCTTACGCTGTCGGAGATGCTCAAGCTCGGCAACGCGCGGCACAGTCAGGACGACGAAATCGCGCAGGTACTCGCCTGGTGCGCCATCGACGAGCAGGGCCTCCCGCTGCTGAGTCTCGACGAGTGGCAGGCCTGGGGGGCGTCGTGCCTCGCTGAATCGCTGCAGCTTTACGAGGTCGTGATCAAGCTCACCGGCCTCGAAAAAAAAACGACACCGACGGGCTGACGTTCGCGCGCTTTCTGGCGCGTGACCTGGGGCGCACGGTGGACGAGCTGGGCGCCACGATGTCGGCGCAGGAGTATCTCGGGCACCTTGACGACTACCAGCGCGAGCCGTGGGGCTCGCGGGCCGTGGTCGCGATGCTGGCCCAAGTGTGCGCCATCCTGTGCAACGTCAACCGGGGCAAGGACACGCCCCCGTTCACGCCGTCTGATTTTCTGCCGGGCCGCCGAGACGCCGAGCCCGTCAAGCCGACCACGTTCTCGGATCTGATCGACACGCTCAAAGGGTAACCCGTGGCAACACTCGGCTCGCTGGTCGTCGAACTCGGCGCCAACGTCGGCAAACTGCAGACCGACATGGCGCGCGCCGTGTCCGTGGTCGACCGGGCGTCGAGCGGCATCAAGCGCGCGGCCTCCTTTGCGACGGCCGCCCTCGCCGGCATCGGCGCGGGCCTGTCGCTCACCTCGATCGCGGGCGCTGCGCGCGAGGTCATCGACCTCGGCGACAAGCTGCGCGATCTGTCCTTCGCTACCGGCCAGTCGGTCGAGCAACTTTCGTTCCTCAATTTCGCGGCGGGCCAGTCGGGCACGTCGATCGATACCATCTCCTCGGCCGCGCAGCGGCTCTCGAAGAACCTCGTCGAGATCGCGAACGGGCAGGGCGCCAAAGCCGCGCAGGCGCTCGACCTGCTCAAGCTCTCCGCCGACGAGCTCGCGCGCGTCGACCTGGCGTCTCAGATCGGCCAGATCGGCGCCGCCCTCGCTGCCGTCGACAACCCGAGCCAGCGCGCGGCGGCCGGTGCTGCCCTGTTCGGGAAACAGTTCAAGGAACTCGCGCCGCTCATCCTCGAGGGCGAAGACGGCATCGGCCGGCTGGTCGATCGCTTCGTCGAACTCAACGGCACCATCACCCGCGACCAGGCCGACAAGTTCGACGCGCTGAATGATTCCATCGGCGAACTCAACCTTGCCTCGCAGGCCGCCGGCAAAGCCGTCGCGACCGCGCTCGCGCCCGCCCTGACGACGCTGTTCAACGCCATCGCGACCGGTGTGCCCCAAGTCGCGCCGGCGCTCAGCGGCCTCGGCAAAACCTTCGACACCTTCCTGACCGAGACCGCGCTCAAGCTCGAGCGCTTCAATCTCAAATTCGAAACCTTCAAAGCGGGCCTGTTCAACTCGGATCGCTTCCGGCAGCAGGCCGACCAGGCCGCCGACACCATCGACGGCCTCGAGGAAAAATTGCGGGTCCGCCGCAACGCCGCCCGCACCGGCCGCGAGGAAACCGACGTCTCGGCAGGGCGTGCCGCGATCCTCGGCACGATCACGAGCGCGGGCATCGACGCGCAGGGCGATCCGGAAGCCGCCGCCAAGGCCGCTGAGAAAGCCTCCAAGGAAGCTCAACGCGTGGCAGATGCCCTGCGGCGCGAGTCGGACAGCGTGCGCGCCTACCTGCAGGACTACGCGCGCGAGCGCGAGCAGGCGTTTGCGGGCGAGGTCGAGCAGTCGCGGCGCCGCCTCGAGCAGCTGCGGGAGTCTATCTCCACCCCGCGCGAGCGCGCGCTCGCCGAGCTGCGCGAGTTCGAGGCCGCGTTCGGCGCGAACTCCGAGGAGTACGCGCGCAAGGCCGTCGAGGTCTTCAACGAGCTCGAGGCGGCCACCGAGGGCGCCGCCGCCGCGACCAGCCAGCTCGACACCGCCGCGGCCGATCTCGGGCTCACGTTTTCGTCTGCGTTCGAGGACGCCATCGTCAATGCCGAATCGCTCGGCGACATCCTGCAGGGCCTCGCCAAGGACATCCTGCGCATTACGACGCGCACCTTCGTCACCGAGCCGCTCGCCGAGTTTGCAAAGGATGTCCTGAAAAACGGCTCCGTCGGCGGCGGCATCGGCGGTTTCTTCTCGAAGATCTTCGGTGGCTTCCGCGCGAACGGCGGGCCGGTCGCGGCCGGCCGTGCCTATGTCGTCGGCGAGCGCGGGCCCGAGCTGCTCATCCCGGGCGCCGCCGGCACCGTGGTCCCGAATGGTGGGATCGCGCCGACGGTCAACATCTACAACTACGGGAGCGAGCCGGTGCGCAGCGAGAGTAACGGATCGCGCGGCATTGACGTGTTCATCGGCGCCGGCGTGACGCGCGCCGCGGCGCAGGGCATGCTCGCGCCGATCGGGGTCCGCGCGCCCCTGGTGCAGCGCTGATGGCCGTCTGGCCGACTAGCCTGCCGCAGCAGGTGCTCGCCGCGGACTTCACTGAAAGCGCCGACGCGAACCTGGTGCGCTCGGACGTCGACGTCGGGCCGGCCAAGCTGCGCCGCCGCTACACCGCCGAGATCAAGGTGTTCCAGATCGGCCTCGTGCTGACCGCTGATCAGGTCGCGACCCTCGAGACCTTCTACGATTCGACGCTTGGCGCCGTCGATCCGTTCGACTGGACGCACCCGCGCACTTTGGCGGCCGCCTCGCTGCGCTTCCGCTCGCGCCCCGAATACCGGGCGCTCGCCGGCGGCTGGTGGCGCGCGGCCTTCGCGCTGGAGCTGCTGCCGTGAGGACCCTGTCGAGCAACGCCCGCGCGGCGCTCTACGCGGCGCAGACCGCCGAGGTCTTCCTGCAACTGCTGACGATCGAGCACGATGACCTGGTCGCGCCGATCCGCCTGGTCGACAACACCGAGGCAATCGTGTCCGACGGCGAAACCTTCGATCCGTTCCCGTTCCGGATCGTGCTGCCGGCCGAGACCGACAACGAGCTGCCGACAGTCGAGCTCGTCGTCGACAACGTCTCGCGCGAGCTGCTCGAGGAGGTGCGCTCGATCTCGACGCCGTTCACGGTGACGCTCGAGATCGTGCTGGCGAGTGATCCCGACACCGTCGAGGCGGGGCCGTTCCCGTTCGAGTCGCGGGGCGCGACCTACGACGTGCAGACCCTGCGCTTCGAGCTCGGCGCCGAGACGTTCATGGCCGAGCCGTTCCCGGCCGACATCTACACGCCGACGACCTACCCGGGGCTGTTCGAGGGGGTCGACCGGTGACCGACTACACCGGGATCCCGTTCCGCCTGCACGGCACCGATCGCAGCGGGATCGACTGCTGGGGGCTCGTGCGCCTGTGGTACGCCGAACAGCGCGGGATCGCGCTGCCATCGTTCGGCGATCGCTACGGGCGGGCGCTCGACGAGACCGAGCGCGCGCACGTCGCCGCCGTCATCCGCGGCGAGGCCACGCACTGGCAGCCGGTCGAGGTGCCGCGCGCCGGGGATGTCGTGCTGTTCCGGATCCTCGGCGAGGATTCGCACCTCGGCATCGTCGTCGCGCCGGGACGCTTCCTGCACGCGCGGGCCGGCACCGACAGCTGCATCGAGCGCTACGACGGGCCGACCTGGCGCCGGCGCGTTGCGGGGTTCTGGCGATGGGCCTGACCGTCGTCGCCTGCCCGCACCCGCTGCGGGACACCCGCTACCTGTGGCAGGCCGCCGGCCGGCCGACAGTCGAGGACCTGGTGGTCGAGGCCGCGGCGCGGGGCGGGGTGCCGCTGGCGGCGATGGGCAACGCGGTCGTCGTCATCGGCGATCGCATCATCCCGAAAGCGCGGTGGCGCCACGTCCGCCCGAAGACCGGGCCGGTCGCCATCAAGAACATGCCGGCCGGGCCGGCCATCCCGCTGATTGTCTCGGTCGCTGGCTTTGCGGCGTCCTCGTGGGTCGGCACGCTCGGCCTGTCGGCCATCGCGACCGGCATCCTGCAGGCCGGCATCGGCCTCGTGACCTCGCTGCTGGTGTCGGCACTGTCGCCGGCGCCGAAGCAGCGCAGCCTGGGCCGCGAGGAGCCGCTGCAGGCGCGGTTCTCGATACAGGGCGTGCGCAACGAGGCGCGGCCGTATGGCGTCATACCGCGCATCTACGGCCGGCGCGTCAACTACTATCCGCTGCTCGCCGCCCAGCCGTACACCGAGCTGTACTGGGGCGAGCAGCAGTACCTGCGCATGCTGTTCGACGTCGGCTACGGGCCGTTGCAGATCTCGAACCTGAAGATCGGCGACCAGGCGATCGGCACCCTGCGCAACGTCACCTACGAGACGCGCGAGGGCTACTCGACCGACACCGCGGTGACCCTTTTCAGCTCGCAGGTGCGCGAGCAGGCGCTCAACGTCGAGCTGAAGCAGGTCAGCGGCTGGTCTATCCGCACCACCGAGCCCGACACCGACGAGGTCACGCTCGACGTGACCTTCCCGAACGGCCTGCAGCGGATCACAGATCGCAACGTCAAGTTCGGCGTCGCGGTCAGCTTCGAGGTGCAGATCCGCCCGAGCAGCGGCGGCGCCTGGCAGAACCCGACGCTGCTGCAGGAGTCCTACGGCGTCACGATTTCCGGCGGCGCGTTCGAGATCGCGGCGAACAGCAAGTCGGCGGTCAGGCGCTCGGTGCGTTTCACGGTGCCGCGCGGGCAGTGGGATGTGCAGGTGCGGCGCACCACCATCGACGATCAGTCCGACAACACGGGCGACAACCAGTCGGTGACGCAGGAGCAGTCCTACTGGACCGCCATCCGCTCGCACTACAACGAGCCGCCGACGACCAAGACCGGGATCGCGCGCATCGCCGTCCGCGCGCAGGCGACCGATCAGCTGTCCGGCGTCATCGAGCAGCTGAACTGCACCGTCGTCTCGGTGCTGCCGGTGTGGAACGGCAGCGCCTGGACCGAACAGGCGACGCGGAACCCCGCGTGGGTGTACTGCGACATCCTGCGCGGATCGGCCAACGCCCGGCCGATTGCCGACAGCCGGATCGATCTCGACACGATGCTCGAGTGGGCGACGTTCTGCGACACCAACGGCTTTACCTTCGACGGCGTGTTCGATCGCCGGCAGTCGGTGTTCGAATGCCTGCAGGAGGTCGCGGCGACGGCCTGCGCGAGTCCGACGATGCGCGACGGCAAGTATTCCGTGGTCATCGACAGCGCGCGCTCGACCGTCGTGCAGCATTTCACGCCGCGCAACCTGCGCAATTTCCAGGGCCAGAAACAGTTCGTGCAGACACCGCACGCGGTCAAGGTCATCTACTACCCGGAGGCGACGCAGCACCAGGCGGCCGAATTGTTCGTGTACGACGACGGCTACACGGCGGCCAACGCGACCCGCTTCGAAACCCTCGAGCTGCCCTACACGACCAGCAGCACGGCGGCCTGGAAGCGCGGCCGGCGCGCGCTGTTCGCGATGAAGCTCCGGCCCGAGATCTACACCGCCGAGGTCGACCTCGAGCACCTGGTGTGCACGCGCGGCGATCTGGTGCGAGTGACGCACGACGTGCCGATGTGGGGCCTGCACGGCGTGCGTGTCGTGGCGCTGGTCACGGCCGGCGCGAACACCACCGGCATCATCGTCGATGCGCCGGTGACGATGGCGGGCGGCACGAGCTACGGGGTGCGCGTGCGCCAGGCCGCGGGCACCGCGACCTACACGCTGACGACCGTCGCCGGCGATCAGACGCAGCTCGACTTCGCGAGCGCGGTGGCGACCGCGAGCGGCCCGGCAGTCGGGGATCTCGTGCAGTTCGGCGAGCTCGGCACCGAATCGGTCGAGCTCCTCGTGCGCTCGATCGAGCCGCTCGAGCAGCTCGGCGCGCGCCTCACCTTCGTCGACTACGCGCCGGCCATCCAGACCTCGGACAGCGGCACGGTGCCGGACTTCGATCCGCAGATCACGACGCCGCCCGCCGTCAACCGGCCGCGCCCGCCGAAGCCCGCGATCCTGTCCATCGCGTCCGACGAGTCGGCGCTGATCCGCGTCAGCGACGGCACGCTCGTATCGCGGATCGTGCTCGGTGTGACGGTCATCCAGTCGCAAGGACTGGTGCCGGCCGAGGCCATCCAGGCGCGCTACCGGCCGGCCGACACGACGCAGGATTTCGCGTGGCTCGCGGCACTGCCCGCGCAGGCCGGCGAGATCTCGGTGATGCCGGTCGAAGACGGTGAGACCTACCTGGTGCAGCTGCGCAGCGTCTCGCAGGCCGGCGCGACCTCGGACTGGACCGAGATCACGCACACTGTCGTCGGCAAGACCACGCCGCCGCCGGACGTCGAGCGCTTCTACCGGCAGGGGGCGAACCTGACCTGGCCCTATGCGTCGCCGCCGCTCGATCTGGCGGGCTTCGTGCTGCGCGCGCACTACGGCACCTCGACCGACTGGGGCACGGCGCGCGCGCTGCATGCCGGCGCGTGGGCCGCGCCGCCGTTCGACATCTCGGCGCTGTCCGGCACGCAGACGATCCTGATCAAGGCCGTCGACACCAGCGGCATCGAGTCGGCCAACGCGGCCAGCGTGACCATCGATCTCGGTGATCTGGTCGTCGCCAACGTCGTCGTCACGCAGGCCGAGGGGCCGGCCTGGGCCGGCAGCCTGAGCGGCGGCACCGACACCGGCACCGATCTCGAGGCCGATCTCCTGTCCTCGCCACCGTTCTGGGGCGCGGACGCGGCGCTGCACTGGGCGGCCGATGGCGACACCTACTGGCTGGCGAACACCTACGACAGCCTGGTGTACG